CCGTGTAGACACGAACGAAGCGAAGCAGCTCATAGCGGAGAAGTACAACGTCCCCGTTGAATCTATCAAGTTTTGGAACGGCAAGTTTGAGTTTGAGAAGCCGTCCAGGAGAAATTAAAAAATGAGCAGTGGAAATGTCCTTGCCCTTTTGGGAATTATATTCGGGAGCCAGGCACTGTGGAATTTCCTGCAAAGTCTCTTTCAGAAAAAAAACCCGTGGCAGGAACTTTTGATAGGACTGGGCCACGACCGCATCACATCTCTTTGTGAGCAGGAAATCAAGACCGGATATACGACGCCTTATAGATTTCACAACATCGTCGAAATCTACGAACCGTACAAAAAGGCCGGCGGAGACGGAGACGCTGAGATGATGTTCAATAAAGTGAAAGCCCTGCCGATGAGGTCGGACGAATTTAAGGAGGTAGCAAAATGAGTAACAAGACCTATGACATTATCAAAACAATCGCCCTGATTGCGGCTCCGATTGCCGTCTTTCTGTCTTCTCTGCTGAAGATTTGGAACGTGCCATATACGGCAGAGATCACGGCGACGCTTGCGGCTATCGACACCTTCCTGGGCGCACTTGTAGCCGTCCTGAAAGCCAACTATGACAAGGGGGCGAGTGCTGATGATAATTGACGTTTCGAAATACCAGCCGACAATCGACTGGGAAACCGTGAAGCCTCAGATAGAGGGCGCGATTCTCCGCCTTGCTTATGGAACAAGACAGGATGTGACATTCGAACAGAAAGCTCGGGAATGCGAACGGCTCGGCATTCCGTACGGGGCATATGTCTTCACGACGGCCACATCCATTCCTCAGGCAGCAGTCGAGGCGGACATGGCAGTGAAGATGCTCGCAGGCTTCCATCCGACCGGGCACGTCTGGTTTGACACGGAGACGAACCAGACGAAGCAAATCAGCCGCGAGGCCACCGACATCTTCTGCCGGACAATGCAGGCAGCGGGGCTGAAAGGCGGCGTTTATACAGGGCAGAGTACTTACAAGAATTATCTGATGGGCTTAGGCGTGCCTACGTGGATAGCACGCTACGGTGTGAACAACGGAAGTCCGTCCTACAAGCCCGACATCAGCCCGGACGTCATTAACCTGTGGCAGTACACTAGCAAAGGCCGTGTCAATGGCATTCCAGGCAACGTGGACCTGTCTCAGATTGTGACTCCGTTCACGGACGCGGCTCCTACTCCGGCAACTCCGGCAAAGGTCACTCTTACAGTTGACGGCCAGTGGGGTAAGTCAACTACAAAAGCCTTGCAGAAGTACTTTGGCACTCCGGCAGACGGCATTGTATCTGGCCAGCCTCTTTCATTGAAGAAGTACCGTCCTGCCACATCCGACACGAGCTGGAAGATTGGCACAGGCGGCTCCATGGTAATTCGGGCGTTACAGAACTGGCTGCGTGTCTCCTCCGATGGCAAGATGGGGAAAGGAACCATCACGGCCTTGCAGCGGCGGCTTAACGTGACCGCTGACGGCATCTGTGGTCCGAATACAGTCAAAGCCTTACAAAAGTATCTGAACACGGTCTGAGTCCACAGTTCTCGGGCCGTGCATAGTCCTCCCTCCTAAATGCGCTCTTGTCTCTTTCCTAGTGGATTGAGGCAGGGGCGCGTTTTTTGTCTAGCGGAATCGAACGTAGTTTTGCGACAGTATTTGCGACAGGTTTTATTTGCAAAAATCGGGGTAATTTTTGCTCATCATTTTTCAGAAAGCCAGTATTTGCAAGGTTTTGCAAAAATAGGCAAATGCTAATTATTAAACGTTTATTAATAAGAAATGCAGTATCGGTGCGGCTTTTCAACGTTTACGACAGTTTTGCGACAGGTAGCATCGAAATTCTCTTAATCTTTTCCTCAGCTCTTGCTCTCATCTTTTCGGAAATGTGGACGTAAATCTTCCGTGTGATTTTCGAATTTTCGTGCCCCAGGCGCATCGCAACTTCCTCATAAGTCATTCCGGCCTCGACTAACATTGTCGCATGAGTGTGCCTCAGCATATGGGGATGGACTGGGCGACCAATTGCCTGAATGGCCGCTTTCTTCAGTCTGATTTCAAAAGAACCATAAGCAAACCGCTTTCCTTCCGCCGACTGGAAGAAGTACGGGACAGGAATATATGAAAGAGCCTCCTGCTGCCTTGCCATAAAGCGGCGGATGTCTCCGATCAGGGCGGCAAGCTCCGGTTGAATGAAGATGTCCCTGTTCCCGGCTGCGGTCTTAGGTGAGCCGATGGTAGCGGTGGCATTGTTATACGTTTTCCGAATGCGGATGTACTCTTTCCCGATGTCTACGTTATCCAGGGCGACAATTTCTCCGGCTCGGCATCCTGTCAGGAGCATAAATTCCACGAAGAGCCGGTCACGTTCCTGCAAGGCCGGAAGCAGGGCCGCAACTTCATCCTGTGTCAGGTACAATTCCTCCATATCATCGACGGCAGCAGGGGCTACCTCGTGCATCGGCTTTAACTTCTCAAAGATTTCCTTTCGCTTTATAAAGTCGTTATCGTAGGCCCAGCGGAAGATGATCCGCCAAATAGCAAACCATCCGTTGACGGTCTTTGCAGGTTTATTGGTGTTTAATGCAGATTGCCGGATGATTTTAGCGGACAATGCGGATATTTGCCGATTACCGACTACTTTCAGGAACGTATTACAGAACGAGCGATATGTGGCAGTCGTTCCCGGTTTCTTCGTGGCCGCCGACTCAGCCAGGAACGCATCGAATATATCCGACACGTTGCCGGTAGCTGAGGCGGAAACAATTGCGACTTTCTTTTCAAGTTTTTCCCGGTCTTTCTTCGTGACCTTTCCCGATACCTGGACGGAAACAACGTGCTTCTTCCCGGTGCGCGGATCAGTGGCATAGTCCTCCAGATAGAGGACGCCGGACTTCTTATGCTGCCAGCTCATAGATTTCCCTCCTTTACTTGCTCAATATAGGACTTGATGCGACTTATTTGATCCGCATTCATCCCGTCAATATCTATAACAAGTGATTCATGCTCTTTTTTCTCCATAGGCACATCATAGCCGGAAAGCCATACGGGATCACAATGCAGATATTGTGCCATTAAGTATGTTCTATCCGTTTTCGGCGTCGATACTCCCGTCATATACTGACTTACAGTAGACTTGCTCAGGTGCAGGTCACGACATAGATCAACTTGTCGTTTCCCTCTTATGCTCATAATTTCATTTAGCCGTTCGGAAAAGGTTGCTATCGGTTTTGCTGCCATTCTGACCACCTCCAGCACGATTATATAAAAAAAAGTTCGCAAAATCAAACTTTTGCATTGACATTATCAAAGCACAAGTTTAATATAATCACAGGTTCTAAAAAACGAACCACAAAATCTAGCGGAAAGGAGGTTTTTGAATGGCTTTCAACTACAACAAGTTGAGAGGGCGCATAGTAGAAAAGTTCCGCACTCAAAAAGCATTTGCTCAGGCAGCAGGCGTTTCTGAAAATACCATTGTAGACAAGCTATCCGGCAAGACACCTATCAGCCATAGCGACGTAGAGAAATGGAACCAGCTGCTCGATATTGAGACGGACGAGATCGGGGCTTTTTATTATGCTCCCGAAGTTCTAAAAAACGAACAGGAGGCAATATGATGAAGGCAATGCAGGAACTCAACCATATGCTCTTGTTCGGCGGCGGAAGAGACACAAAGAGCAGAATTGAAGATTGCAGAAGCCTCGCTATGGCCTGCATGCAGAACGGCAGCTTTTCCGTCAGTGAATACGAAAAGTATTCAACGCTTTGTGACCACGAAATAGAGTGGCTCAAGAACGGCGGCTTATGATGGCAACCTGGCTCAGAACCGGCAAATGCGGCGACCGCTATCCGCTAGCGGAATACCTGCAATGGTCGCCTTCATCTACGGCAAGGCTGGTCAAGCAGCTTAAAGAAGCCGGGCTTGTCCGTCACGAATTCGGGCCGGCCATCGTCAAGGCTGAGGATGTGGATGCGTTTTTGGAAAGGAGAAAAAGAAATGAGGTCATTTCTGATTAAAGCAAGCATCTACCTTGCAATCTTCATTATGATGGTCAGCATTTCCATCTGTGACAACGAAGGCCTTCCGCTGTGGGTTCCGCTTGTCGGCATCCTTGCTCCGGCAACATACGTCTTCATCATTGGCGAGTTGGAGGTGTTCTGATGGTTCTTTACATCACAGGAGCGATTTTCCTGACGGTGGCACTCCTGATCCTCTTCGTTGACATTGAATCTGTGAAAAGAAGGGAGGATGAGCTTGACAGAGAAGTTAAAGAGATTGAAATACGGCTGCGTTCTGTTGAGCTGCGCCGTGTTCCTGACGGGCATTAAAGCGACGGCAGCAGGAGAGGACTGGAACCCGGAAGGACTTAGAGAACAGAAGCATCAGGAAGCGATGTCCGTTGCGGCTCAGGAGTGGCTTGCGGATAATCGCATTGTCATTCCACACGACGTAAGGCTTGCCGCTGAGAAGGCGGAAAACGAAACCGGCATCAGCCGCTATCTAATAATGGCTACATGCTGGATTGAGAGCCAATGTCAAAACAATGTCTCAAACGGAGACTGTAAAGGTCTTATGCAGGTGAACGTGGTACTTCACAAGGCTTTGCTGAATGAATACGGCGGCAACTGGCGGAACACGTACACCAATATAATGGCGGGGGCGAGGCTGATGCAGTACTTCACAGAACACGGAGCCGAAGACGCCGGAGAAATCTGCCGGAGATACCATGGAGAAAAGAAACCGGGCTACTCGGAATATACACGGCAGATTTGCGAGATCGCGGATATGTTAGCGCAGGAGGATAGTTGGTAAAAAAGCGGCTTCAGGAGACAATGTATTTCAGACAATCGACGAGGTGATGTCTGCATGACAGAAAAGTTTTGCTGGCGATGCGGCTGCGAACTTAATCCCAATTATATTTGCTATTCGCCGTTCGAACGAATTCCGCTCTGCAAGTGGTGCTATCAAGAGGAAACCTATCGGAATGAACACAAGAAAAGAGTATCAGCACCGTTACTATACGGAGAACAAGGACTACTTCATCCGGAAGTCAAAAGCGGCATATGAGGCCAACAAGGACTGCCGGAGAAAGTATTACAGAGACAGGTACCGGGCTTTTGCGGAAGAGAAACGCAAGGCCTTCTACCAGGTATTTATTGAAGATTGAACTAATGAAAGGATACGGACTATGCACGTTATTAAATGCGACCGTTGCGGAAAAATAATAACGAAAGAAAAAGCATACAGATTCAACGTTATACGTATTTCCGACTACACTATCGAAAACATGGCGAGCAATATGATGCACGAAAAAGAGTTCTGTCTTTCCTGTGTCAGAGACATCGCAGATTGCATCGGAAGAGAGGGGTGCATGAATGGAGAGTTATGAAGACTTTCTAGCCGGAAAAGATTTGCTCGTGAAATCTTGCGGCTTCGAAGTAGATCGGAGTGAGTTAAATCCGATGCTCTATGACTTTCAGAAAGACATCGTTCGTTTTTCCCTTATGAAGGGCCGTTCTGCAATATTCGCGGATTGCGGACTCGGCAAAACGCCGATGCAGCTCGAATGGGCTCAAAAAGTCTCGGAACACACGGAAATGCCCGTGCTGATACTCGCACCGCTGGCCGTAGCATCTCAAACCGTCCGTGAGGGTGAGAAATTCCATATTCATGTTACATATTGCGAAGATCAGGAAGATGTCGAAGAGGGAGTGAATATAACCAATTACGAAAAACTGGACAAATTCGTTGCTAATGAATTTTCCGGCATTGTTCTGGATGAGTCTTCTATCTTGAAGTCGTTTTCAAGTAAGACACGAACGGAACTGATTGATATGTTCCAGCAGACGCCTTATCGGTTATGCTGCACGGCGACTCCGGCTCCAAATGATTACATGGAACTCGGAAACCATTCTCAATTTCTCGGAATCATGACAAGAGAAGAAATGCTTGCTATGTATTTTACTCACGATGGCAAGCGAACATCTCAGTGGAGGCTCAAAGGACACGCAAAAGACATCTTCTGGCAGTGGATGGCATCTTGGGCGGTATTCATTAGCAATCCGGCTGATCTTGGCTACCACGAAGAAGGATACCAACTGCCAGAGCTGATACTTCACGAGATTACTGTTGACGGTGAGGCTCCAATAAAAGTGGAGTTATCGTTGGATGAACGCCGGGAAGCACGCAGAGAAAGCCTGCCGAACAGAGTCGCAGCCGCTGCTGAACTCGTCAATAACTCAGATGAACAGTGGCTTTTATGGTGCAATCTGAATGATGAGAGTCACGCCTTGCACGAAGCAATCCCTGATTCCATAGAAGTTCAGGGTTCTGATGACAACGATTATAAGAAAAAGTCGATGCTGGACTTTTCGGATGCGTCAGAACGTGTCCTTGTCACGAAGCCCAAAATAGCCGGATTTGGGATGAATTGGCAGAGCTGCCACAATATGATTTTTGTCGGCCTGTCAGATTCTTTTGAGCAATATTATCAGGCAGTCCGCCGATGCTATCGTTTCGGACAAAAGCATCCCGTCAATGTCTATATCATCATTTCCGCAAAAGAAGGTTGTGTGCGAGACAACATCGAACGGAAACAACAAGAGGCTCAGGCAATGCGGGATGCTATGACACAGTATACCAAAGAGATTACACAAAAGGAATTGCGGCAGACAAAAAGACTATCGACGCCTTATGAGCCGAACGTCCCTATGAAGTTACCCAGATGGGAGGAATTTGCAGCATGAACGTATTAGATCAGGAGGTCACGGAGAAGTTTTCACTCTACAACGGAGACTCCGTAGAAGTCCTCAAGGGGATACCTGACAACAGTATCCACTATTCTATCTTTTCTCCGCCTTTTGCGAGTCTCTACACATACTCCAACAGTGACCGTGATATGGGAAATAGCAAGACGGATGATGAGTTTTACGAGCATTTCGAATACCTCGTCCGTGAGTTGTATCGCGTGATGATGCCCGGCAGATTACTCAGTTTCCATTGCATGAACCTTCCGACCTCAAAGCAGCGCGACGGGGTTATCGGAATAAAGGATTTCAGAGGCATTCTTATCAAAGCTTTCTGTGATGTCGGATTTATTTACCATTCCGAAGTCTGCATCTGGAAGAATCCTGTCACGGCCATGCAGCGGACAAAAGCACTCGGTCTGCTTCACAAACAGCTGAAAAAAGACTCCTGCATGAGTCGCCAGGGTATTCCTGATTATGTCGTTACAATGCGGAAACCAGGAGACAACCCTGAACGCGTGACGCATACAAATGAGACTTTCCCTGTTTCCGTATGGCAACGGTACGCAAGCCCCGTTTGGATGGACATTAAGCAGAGTGACACGCTAAACCGGAAAGCGGCCAGAGAAAACGAAGACGAACGCCATATATGCCCGTTGCAGTTGGACGTCATCAAGCGGTGCATTGAGTTGTGGAGCAATCCGAACGACATTGTACTTGATCCATTCGCCGGTATAGGCAGCACGCCCTATGTGGCTATCAGGATGGGACGGCGCGGCCTCGGTGTGGAACTGAAACAGTCCTATTATAAGCAGGCCGTGCAAAACTGCTATGACGCCTTGCAGGAAGAGCGGATTCCGGACC